CCTTGTGGACTGGCTGGGTCTGAACGACGGCATCCAGCTGCGCCGAGGCCGCGGCGAGCGCCGCCGCGATGCTCGCGGCTTTGACGGTGAACGAGTAGGACATGCAGGCTTCTCCTGGCGGAACAAGGGATGGAAGCCCTGATGGTCCGCGTCCGGCTTCACCGGCGCGAGGTGAAGCACTTCACCGCAGCTCAATCTCTTTTGAAGTGATCGGCGACCCGATGCGGATACCAGGCCCGCGCTGCGTTCCCGGCGTATGTCTTCGGGCACGCCTTCACGTCGTGCTCCCGACTGCCGCAGTAGGTGCAATGGAGCCGTGCGCGTGCCGCGCTGCCCTGATACGTCTTGGGGCACAGCGCCACGGTGTGCTGTGAGCTGCCGCAGTAGGAGCACCGCATGGCTGTTACCCGGCCTGCGTCGCCGCTCCGCGCAGGATGGAGTAGCTGATCGCCCGATCCAGCACCTCGCGCAGGCCTTCGGAGTCCATCACGCCGACCACCTGTTCCAGCGCGGCCTGGAACTCGGCGAGGGTCTTGCCCTCGCCCTCGAACTGCACCAGGAGCCGGTAGATCGGCTCGATCATGCGGTCCTCGATCGCGCTGTCGGCCGCGTCCGTGGCGAGCTGCATCGCCTCGTCTTCGGTCATGCCGGCGGCCTTGGCGAAGGTGAAGCCTTCCAGCGCGGAGAAGTCCACCTCAGGCACCTTGCCGCCCTTGGCTGGCGCCGGCTGGCGCGCGCCGCCGCTGGTCGGCAGCAGCGCATCCTCGTCGTCCTCCGCCTCGGGGATGTCCAGCTCCTCCAGCATGGCCCGGCGCGAGGGGCGCGCGCCCATATTGGCGGCGGCCTGGTAGGTCTCGGCCCGGTCCTTGCCGGCCACGGTCTGCTTGAAGAACTCCAGCGTGGGCGGCGCCACGCCGTCCCCGAAGTTGAACAGGGTGATCCACTTGAAGATCTGCGCCATGCCGGCGGCGGCGATGTCGCGATCGGAGTCGTGCACGCTGTCCTGGCGGTCCTTGGCGGTCTCGCTGGCCGCGCGCGAGCCCACCTCCAGCTGCTCGCCCACCATCGCCTGGCTGGTGAGCGCTTTGCTCATCTCGCGGTTGCACAGGACGATCAGCCGCTCCTGTGGCATCGAGCTGCCGCTGCTGCTGGGCGTCAGCAGCTCCAGGCCCGTGCCCTCCTGTACCACCACGTAGCCGGCCTCGATCATGCTGGCGAGCGCCTCGGCCAGCTTGTCCTGGTCGGCATCGCTGGTGCCCTGCGGATACCGACCCACCGGCCAGGGCAGGCCGTGACGTTCGCAGTACTTGACGAAGTAGCGCCAGCCACCGGTCTTGAAGGTCCAGGGCCAGAAGCAGCTGGAAAGCAGCGCCATGCCGTAGGGGTTCGTGGTGGTCGCCATGTGGCGCGAGATCACGAACTGGAACGGCTCCACCGGAGCACCCTGCAGGTGCTCCTTGGAGATCAGCAGCGGGTCGGCGTTGGCATCGAAGAGGAAGCGCCGGTTCGGCCGATCCACCACCAGCGCCGGCAGGTACTTGTTGGCCGTGAGAACGCCGTTGTGCGCCTTGTAGGCCCAGATCACCTCGTGGGCGCGGTAGCCGGTGAGGATGGCGGCCGTCATCTGCCACATCACGTCCAGCCAATCCGCCACGGTGTTAGGCGCGCTCTCCTTCATCCAGGCTTCGCACAGCTCCCGCGCGGCCAGGCTCTTGCTGTCGTCCTCGTTGCCGGCGTTGATGCGGTACTGGTAGGAACGGAAGCTGCCGCGGATCGACCGCACCTCACCGATCACGTGGGCGTCGGCCAGGATGGAGTGATAGACCCGCTCGGCCACGCCCATCTCGCGCAGCATGGGGTCCGGGTTGGGCATCGCGTTCAGCAGTCCGAAGAACTGCTGCGGATCGGTCTCGGGCGAGGCGACGGCCTTGGAGAGCCAGCCGCTCACGCGCTGAATCAGGCCACGTGTGAAGCTCATTTTCGTTTCCCTACTCGAATGCGCGGAATGCCGCCTGCGCGGCTGACGGCCAGCTTCCAGAGCATCTCCAGAGCGTCGGGACCGTCGTCGTGGTCGGCCTCCGGCCAGTGGCGAAGCTGGCTGTTCAGGACGGTGTGTCGCTGGCTGAATCGGATCAGGCCGTTCGCCACGTGCGGGCTGAGCGACTCGATCCGAAGATCCTTGTCGCTGTGCGGAATCACGGGCATAGCCGGCACCGGGATGCCTTCGCGGGCCGAGCGCGCGATCAGCTGCTGTCGCATGAACTCCTGGAACTGCACCGCTTCGAAGGCCCAGACCAGGCAGTGGTACTCGCGCTGGAACAGGATGATGTCGCTGATCTGCTTGTCCGGCAGCCGGCGCGCAACGATCGCTTCCACGACGTCCAGGATGCCGTGCTCTCGGTCGAAGCCTCCCACCAGCGTGGCCGCCGGATCGCGGCTCTTGTTCAGGCGGCCCAGCGAAGGATCGTGCGCGCCGTAGAAGATCCAGTCCCGGCACGGCTGCACCCAGAACTTCATGGACTGGAAGAACGAGTTTTCGTCGTTCGTCGGGTCGTTCTGGTACTCGCAGTCGAAGGCGTGGTGGTCGCTCGCCCGGATCTGCATCAGCTTGAGCAGCGGGCGCACCGTGGGCCAGCTCACCACGGCGCCGGAATCCATCTCCGCCTTGTGCTCGCGGTAGAAGGTGTCTGCCTCGCTCTCTCCATCGAGCTGGCTGCCGTCGTCCTCCTGGTTGATGAACAGCTCTTCCCACTTCTCCCACAGGTCCATGCGGTCCGGCCACTGCACGATGGCCTGGAACTTCTTCCGCCGCCAGGCCGGGTTCTTGTGGAAGCGGTTGGCGGCGGAGTCGTAGTGCAGGATGGTGTTGAGGTACAGCACGTCCATCGTGCCGTCCGGCGGGCCGAGCGGCAGCACCACCTTCTTCACCCAGGCTTCGACCTTGTCGCGTTGCTCCTTGCTGCGGACGTTTTCATCGTTCTCGATGTCGTCCAGCATGACCAGGTCGGGCCGGTAGGGGCCATGGCGCAGGCCGCGCATGCGCTTGCCGGAGCCGAAGGCCTGCACCTTGACGTTGCCCCGCGTGACGATCACGCCCGCGTTCCAGACGCGGCCGGCGCCGCAGGCGTCAGGGAAGTCCATCGCCAGCCGGGGATTGCTCTCCAGCTCCACCTTCACCGCCTCCAGCATGGTCGCGGCCTGGTCCAGGGCGTCCATGACGATGGGGATGTAGCGCTTGCGCCTGGTGGCGATGCACCACAGGGTGAACAGCTGCGTGCCGAGCGTGGACTTGGCCTCGCCGCGGGGCGCCGAGATGTTGACGAACTGGCCGGCGGGCCGGTCGATTAAGCCCGGCACCGTGTCGTAAAACCAGCGATGAAACAGGGACGGTTCGCTCTTGACGTAGTGCGGGAAGTACGTCCGGCAGAAGAACTCGTAGTCCTTCTGTGCCCGCGTGGCGCGCAGGTCGCGCGCGGCGTGGTCGGTGGAAAAGCCGTCGCACTCCGCCTCCACCAGGCGGCGCTGTTCGTCTGCGAAGGCGGTCAGCTCCTGCAGGAAGTCCTTGTCCTTCAGCAGGCGGCGCGGCGACTGCTTTGCCATCAGGCGCTCCCGGCTCCGAACTCGCGCACCAGGGCGTCCTGCGCGGACTCCACGATCTCCAGGAAGACCGGCCGCTGCTTCGGGTGGTGCTCGGCGATGTAGGCCGTGAAGAACTTCACCACGTCCATGACCACGCCCAGGCGGTTCGCATTGGGCAATGCCCGTGCCGCGGCGCTGATCGCCTTGTTGTAGCCATCCATCAGGCGAACCAGGATCTCGGCTCGCTTGTCAGCCGGCATCTTCGGGTCGGCCTTGACGGCGTTGATGGTGGCGAGGAACTGCTCCGCCAGCTCGCCCAGCACCTCGTTCGCCATCTCCTCGAGGCCGCTGCGCGACATGCGGCGCGCGTTGCGCGCCACGTCCCAGTCGTCACCGTCTTCGGCGTCGGCCTTCTTCCAGTTGCGCGCCGTGTTGTACGGCACTTTGCAGGCCTCGGCCGCCGTCGCCAGCGGCATGCCCTGCACGAACTTCGCGCGGACCTTCTTGCGGGTGCTGCGGTCGTAAGCCATGGCG